GCCCGTCGCCGCCGCGTGGCCCCTGTAGCCCGTCGCCGCCGCGTGGCCGCTGTCGCCCGTCGCCGCCGCGTGGCCCCTGTAGCCCGTCGCCGCCGCGTGGCCGCTGTCGCCCGTCGCCGTATTTGCCTTGGCGCGGTCCAGCACCCAAGCAACGGCAGCCCTGATCATCTCAGGCAGTTTGATCTCAGCCCGGATAGTGATTTCGGCTGCAGCGATTTTGGTGTCTTCGTCCTTGCCGGTTGGGCGGTCTATCTGGCCGCCGAGCGTTACAGATGCGTATCGGCTAGTGCTCATCGGGTAATATCCGAACACATCGAGCGGATGCTCGCAGGCGTGAAAGCCCTCGGAGGCGCAGCGAACAACCGGGCCGCTATGCTTGTAGGTTTGGCCGATTTGATACTGAAACCCGCGGCATGTCAGGTTCTTGTCAAAGCCCTTGAATGCCTCAACGGTGGCAACCTCGACTTCTGCAACCTGAGTAGCTTCAGGCTTAACAGCTACTTCGGGGTTCGGCTTCTTCCTTCTGGAAGCGGACTGGCTCGGCATCTCGCGGGCTCTCTCTGTTGGTGAGAGAAAGATTAGCGATATCCGCTAAAGCCCGTCAATGACAATTTTGCCAAAATAGCTAAGTGGTTCGCAAACTCGGTTTTGGTAAACCGAATTTTTGAGGGATTATCGGTTCGGCATGAGTTCCATGGCTGTCAGCAGCCTTTCAATGTCGGCCGTATTTTTTGTTTGCACGGCCGAGTGAAACCTTCTGAGCAGTTCAGGCGTATGGACATCCCCCGGCGGGAAGAAAAGCCTGTCGGTGGTTGTGCCGTAGACCTTCGCAAGCAGTTCGAAATCCTCAACCCGCACTGCTGTTTCCCCTGTCTCCCATTTGGAGATAGTTGCCTGATCAATCCCCACAAGGCCAGGACTAAATTCCGCTAGGCGATCAGCAACAGCTTGGCGGGAAAGGCCCAAGCTATCCCTCCACGCTCGTAAGTGTTGCGGAGGCTCGTGTCTCACGCGCGATCGTTTACCCATTCCACGATGTAGCCGCAGCGGCGCAAACTTGGTTATGGGCGGCTTCGCGAAAATCGCTTGACTGACGTTTAGCGAATTTGGCAAAGTGGCCTCATGAGATTGGCGGAATGGCTTCGAAGCGAGTTCGGGACTGATCAACGGGCGTTCGCCGAGATGATTGGCGTGCACCCCATCAGCGTTTCGAAATACTCAACAGGGCGCACCATACCGCGTGCTGAGGTCGCCTCTAAAATCGTCGAGGTTACAGCCGGCAAGGTGACGCCGACCGACCTAGTTGCAGCTTATCAAGAACGCGCCGCTCGTGCCGTTCTGGCCACCGCCCCATGACATCCCCCATCGATCCCACGATGCTCGCGCTCGGCCAGCCCGGGCTTGAGGATGACGGCATCTCCGCCCGTTGCATCGTCATCGGGCTGATGCTCGCCTCGCCGTTCTGGTTCGCTGTGGGTTGGTTGGCTGCGCGCTGGTGGCTCGCGTGAGCGCACGTAAAAAGTGGACCCCGGAAGTTCTCGCGGAGGTCGCAAAGCTCCGAGCGGATGGCCTGCTGCTGAAGCAAGTCGCATATCAGTTTGGAGTCAGCCAGCAGGCCTTGAGCGATGCGCTTCGGCGTGCCGGCATCGCCCGCAAACCCGCCCTCGCAAATGATGACCGCGCCTTGATGCACGAGCTTTTGGCAGTCGGCCATAGCCGCAAAATCGTGGCTGAACGCTTGGGCGTTCCGAAAAAGGTCGTCGTCAGCCTTTGCCGCACCCGGCCTCGTGTCCCGCTTTCTCACCAGCAAGCCTCTGGTTGCGGAGTATCCCCATGACCGGCAAGCCAGACACCAAGCGCATCGCGCAGGTTCGCCGCATGGTCGAGGCCGGCAGGTCGAATGACGAGATCGCCGATAAGCTGGGCATCACCTACAAGGCGGTGCGCGGCATCATCTCCCGTAACGCGCTGCGGCCGATCGCATCCAAAGTCTGCAAGATGCCGAATTGCGGCGCGGAGTTCTCCAACCGCACCGCCTCGCTTCTCTGCACGACCTGCACCGTCAATGCGAACGACAAGATCCGCGAGCTGCACGCTCTGGGCCATAGCGCGCCCTCGATGGCGCCGCTGATCGGACTTCCGCGGGCCAATATCGAAAACCGCATGAAGACCATGCACTTGCGCTCTCATGGACGGAACGCCGATCCTTCGGTGCCGACGATTGAGCCGGTCGTTCGCACGCGGAAAGATAACTTCTTCATTTCGGGGTTCACGCTGCCGGGTGTCGTTGCGCGCCCAGCGCCGTTGCCGATTCCACCGGCTCGCGAGTGCCAGTGGATCTTTGGCGAGCCATCGGCAGTGGAGACGCATTTCTGCGGGAAGCCTGCGGTGGCCAAGTCGTACTGCGCTGGTCATTTCGCCACCTGTTACGTTCCGAAGCGCCCGCAGGCAGCCGATGTCGCCTGACCGCAATAAGAGCGACGTAGAGTTCCCGCTCCACGCCGTCTCGCTACTGCCTGCTCCTCTCATCTCGGCCAACTGGGTCTCCTTCGCTGGGACTAAGATTGCGGAGATTCCTTAATGTTCACAACAACCTTGAATGCGGGAACTCCCGCAACATTGGCCACGATGATCCGCCGCGCGTTTGGGGATTGTCCGGCCAAGGCAGCGGCACCCTATGCCGACGCGTCTCATCGGACGGTGTCGGACTGGCTGCAGCGGCGAGCAGAACCCGGCGCATGGAAGTTGCTCCGAATGGTGCGGCACCCCGGCTTTAGAGCGGAGCTGCGCGCCTACCTGGATTTCATCGAAATGGAGGAGGCGAATATTGCTCTCCAACTGGACAATAATGATCCGCAACATTTGCGCGATGGCGCTGGCCGCACTCGCAGTCTTGGAACATCGACACGGCCGGGCGCGGTATGCGCGACGGCTCAAGGCCAAGGCGCTCAGCGTCGCGAGGTGAGCAAGTGAGAGCCAACTCTCATATTGACGCTGAACTCGCTGAGCGTTTGCAGAATGCGAGTGAAGACGCTGATGAAAGCCATGCAGAGGACTGCAACAGTTATGGTGCAGGTTATGACGCTGGATATCGTGATGCTTTGAAACGTGCTCTTTGCATTGTGCGTGGTCTTGATTCTGATGATTAATCCCTGCGCCCCTGCCCACCACACCGCCGCCACCTTGCGCGCCTGGGCTATCTGGCGAGCTGCACGGCCAAGCTGGCACCCAAGTGCCATCATGCCAGCCTGCGTCCGCGCCGGCGTGCTCTTATTACCGCTCGCTCTGCCGGGTGCCGCTCGAGCGCTCTACGACTACCCGCGTCCTGCGTTCACCAGCGCGGCCTATGCACCATTTGCCCCGGGCGGCTCTCTGCTCGCCTCGGGCCAACCTCTCGGGTGGGGACCAACTCTAGGGCTGTCGGCAAGCAGCCTTCACCATCCAGCCTCCCTAAACGATGGCGTCCCGTCGACACATAGCGCCTCGGCATGGGCAAACCTCGCTCCCCAGCAAACAAGAGAGGTAAGGCCGGAATTGCCGTTCACCCACACGCCGGGACTGACCGAGATCCAGCCCGCGAGCGACGTGCCGGAGCCGAACTCGCTGCTGCTGGTGTCCGGGTTCGGCGTTGTCGCGCTGCTGATCAGGGTGAGCGAGTGACCGCCGCCGAAGCCGACCGCGCCGCCGCGGCTGAGTGTGCTGAGCGCGGGCACCTTTACGCGACGGAATTGACCGGGCGGTCGTGGTGCGTGGTTTGCGCGCATTCGCCGAAAGAAGGGGCAAAGAAGCCATGATCCTCGCCCTCGACATTGGCAAGACAACAGCATGGGCACGCTCGGACGGCACTAGTGGACATCGCGTATTCGGAGACGATGACCATGGGCTTGCGCTTTCCAAGTTCCGGCGCTGGCTTGGTCGTATGCTGGACGATGAGCCGCCAATTTACTTGGCGGTCGAGCGGGCATTTGTCGGGAGCAGCAACAATCCTAACTTGAGGCTGACCGGTGCGATGGAACTGGAGGCGCATTCGCTTGCAGCGGAGCGCGACATCCCGCGCACAGACCGAAGCGCCGGCCAGGTACGCAAGTTTCTACTCGGCTTCGGCCGCTTGCCGCCTAATGAAGACAGCAAGGCGCAACGCACTCGGGATCTCGACAAGCTGGTGCTGGCGGCGGTGCGCGCTCGGGGCTTTGCCCCTGCCAGCGAGCATGAGGCCGATGCTTGCGGCCTGCTATGCTGTGTTGAGCAGCGAATGCCTTTGGGCGTTGCAGCATGAGCGCCCGCCAACGTGCCCCCGAGCGCATCGTCTCGCCGCGGCTGTCCATCCCCGAGTGGCAGGGCGTGCTGTCCCGCACCGACATCATCACCGGCAACCTTATCTGCTCGTCGACAGGCTGGCGGCTCAAGATGACCGGCACCGCTGATGGCAAGGTCATTCTCCTGACCGCACAGTTCGATAGCCCCGTGTTTGGTGATGATGCGTTCCCGGGTGCGATCGAGGGCGAAATCGTCAAGCCGCACGAGAAGCAGGCGGCCGGATACGATTGCTTTTGGACGGGCAGCATCAAGACCGATGACCGCAAGGCTTGGGCTGGTGAGATGGGCGACCGGTATGGCGGCCGACTGGCGCTGACCGGAAAGGCCCAAGGGCCTGGGGTGATTTCGCTGCGGGCGGTGGCGTCCGTAGGAGAGCGGGGATAAGCGGTTTGGCGACCAGCTCATCCCCTACCGAAACCGACAGTGGAGATGTCGATATGGATGGCGGGAACGTATCTGTTTTGGACCGCATTCTGCAAGCGCATCGCGACGAGCGAGCGGCAGCCGCGCGAGCCTATGTCCTCGCGGTGCAGCGGTCACTTACCGCAGGCGAATGCCCGACGGAGGTCGAGCATGACGACCTCTGTCTCGGCGTAACTGTGAGCAAGCTTATCGAACAGGCTGGCGGCGTAGATGGTGAAGAGGTGCTGGCATGAGTGGCTCGGTGGAAAGCTACGCCCATAAGGCGGCCAAAGCCGCTGTCGTCGACTGGCTACGGTCGGGGGCAGTTTACGATCAGAATCGCACTGCGGCCGGGCTATCTTGGCGCGTAAACCGTGGCGAACCATGGTTTGGAGTTTGGGAAGAATACCCAATCCTAAACGAAAACGACGTAAGCGATCTTGTTTGGGATGAGACTCAATGGTGGCGCGCTTTAGAAATGAAGCGCGGCCTTTTGGGGATGCCTGCGGACGGAGAATCCTACTACAGTCATAAAGATTGTCAGTGGCTCAAGGGTCGCCAGCCAATTCCCACCTTTGACGAACTATACGAGATGGGACGACCACCGCGTGTAATCCTTGATGTTGCCGTGCAGCATAAGGGAAGAATAGTTCTTGGGATTGAGATCGTGCATAAGCACGGTCTGCACGAAGCAAAACGTCAGTTTCTCAAGCGCGTGAAACTGCCAGTTTATGTAGTCCGTGCCGACTGGGTTCTCAATCAGGTAAGGCCGCCTTCGCGGCTTAAGGTGATTGAAGCGCTATCACACTGGCCTTGGTTTGCTGACGTGGAACGCGATGAGAAGCGCGCAGCATGAGCTTGCATCCAGACATCGAGCGCGTGGCACTGCTGGGTTGGCACCTCTATCCCGCCTCAACTCGCAGCAAAGCAGGCTGCTTCCCCGGCGCCGCGGACGCAGCATCCTGCAATCTTGAGCAATTAGAGACGTGGGCTAATGCCTTCGGAGAATGCAACTGGCGTGTCGTCGCCGGACCATCAAAGCTATTCATCCTTGACGTTGACCGGCCTGGCCCGACGCATGATGCCGATGGCTTCGCCGAACTGCTCGGCTTAACCGAGCGATATGGCGCGCTGCCACCTCGGCCGATGACTCGATCAGGCGGTTCAGGCGGAGCGGCACTGTTCTTTGAGCACCGAGGCGAGCCGCTTCGTGGCGCGTCCGGTTCTCCGCGACCGGGACTAGATCCGCACCGTGGTCGTCAGGCGATCATGATCCCGCCATCCAGGCATCCATTAACCGGCGGTATTTACAGTTGGCGAGTGCCGCCTTGGGAATGCACACCGCCTCCGATTCCAGGTTGGTTGGCTGCTCTGTTGGAGCCTCCGCCAGAACCCGCATACGACACGCCCTACATTCCAACACACGAGCGCGCGCGCAATGCCGTGATGAAGGCGATTCATCGCGTGCAGGATGCAGCGAGTGGCGCGGCCAACGATACCCTAAATCGCGCCGCTTACTCGCTCGGCCGCTGGTGTGGCGCCGGCTTGGTAAGCACCGACGAGTCTACCCAGTCCCTGCTCTTCGCAGCGCAAAAGCGGGGCATTCCCGATCGCGAGGCGAAGGATACCATCAAGTCTGGTCTCGCAGCCGGTCGACGGAATCCCGTCGAGGCGCGGTATGTCGGACGATGAGAAGTTGGGTAACGTGACCCCCTTCAGACGCCCATCCGGAAACGCCTGGATGGGCGAGCTGTCACGTAGCGAAAAGGGATCGATTCACACCTCGGTCGCCAACGCGCTGATCATCATGAGTTGCGACGCCGAAATCGCTGGGTGCATCGCATACGACGAGTTCGCTCACCGCATCGTCGTCACACGTTCGCCGCCAGTCGCCTTCATCGGTGCCGGAGCAGCCCCGGGGCCATATCCTCGAGCGATCGGCGACAATGACGTCACGCTCTTGCAGGGATATGTCCAGCGCACCTACGCGATCAGGATTTCCCAACCTGTCGCGCTGCAAGCCTTGCAGGCTGCAGCAGACCAGAACCGCGTTCACCCTGTGCGCGACTGGATCAACAACCTCGAATGGGATGGTGTACCGCGGCTGGCCACTTGGCTACACTGCGCGTTCGGGGCACCGAAGGATGCCTACCATACCGCGATCGGCACCAAGTTCCTCGCGGCAGCAGTAAGGCGGATTCGCCGCCCCGGGAGCAAGTTCGATTACGTGCTCGTGCTTGAGGGCAAGCAGGGCAAGGGCAAGAGCCGCGCTTGCGCCGCGCTGTTTGGTCAAGACTGGTTCACCGACAACCTGCCGCACGATCTGTCGAGCAAGGACGCTCAGCAGGCCATGGCCGGACGATGGGGCATTGAACTCGCCGAACTCGAGGCTTTGACCAAATCAAGCTCCGGCGCAGCCAAAGCGTTTTTCTCTCGTCAGGTCGATTACTACCGACCGAGCTATGGGAAAACGTTCGTCGAGCGCCCGCGGCAGTGCGTGCTGATCGGCACAACGAATGAGGCGGACTACCTCACCGACAGCACTGGCAACCGCCGATATTGGCCGCTGATCTGTGACAAAGCCGAGGTCGCCTGGATCTCAGAAGTTAGGGAGCAGCTATGGGCCGAAGCCGCAGAGGTCGAGGCTGATGGTGAGCCGCTATGGCTGGATCAGGGCGTGATCGAACGGCGCGCGGAACAGCAGCAGGTCGGGCGACAAACCGAAGATGTTTGGACGCCTCGAGTGCGGCAGTGGATCGCCGAAGAAAACAAGACCGACGTCCATGTGAGCGAAATCTTACACGACGGTCTCGGCTTGCCGCGACAGCAACAGGGACGATCAGCCGAGATGCGTGTGGCTTCAATCCTGAGAACCGACGGTTGGATGAGGCATGATTTTCGACCGGCCGGCGGGAAAAAGACGGTCCGTTGGTTTGCGCCTGGACAGGAGCTTCCGGGCCGTCCGGGGGTTTTCGTGCCTGTTTCTAATTTGGAGGATGGAACTTGAAAATTCTCCGTTTTGCCCATTTGTTCCGACTTCAAGCGACCATTTTGCCGTCGTCCGAACGCCGTGTGAACCATTGTAATTGTTGCGATGTTCCCTCCGTTCATACCTTTCATACTTATATATATAATATAGTTGTACAGGGTATTGTATGGGGAGTTTGGGGGGGTGGTCTGTCATACCTCCGGTGCGAACAGCCTTTTGAGGCCTTCGCATGACCGACCCCTCCGACCTGATCGCGGCCCACATCGCGGCTCACGGCGTCACGCGCTGCCCGGCCGCCATCGTGGCGCCGTCGACGGCCACGCTGAGCGCCGAGGATGAGCAGGCGCACCGTAGCCGCACGCAGACCGTCCCGAGCGACTGGAACTATGGGTGGCAGCCGCCTCCCGAGCGGCGGAAGGGGAACAGGCGGTGAGTGAAAACAAGGAAGCAAATCAAATGGCTGATTACGATCTAAGCATCCATACGAACCCAGACGCGATGGCATGGACTAAGTTCTTTCGGTCGTGTCAGCCCGATTGCAACGTTCCTGACGATGTCCTGTTTGGCTGGTTTGCCAATGCCATGATGGCAATGCACGACCACCTACGGGGCGGCGGTCCGATTAACGGCGATCATGCTCAGTTTCTGATCGACTAAGATCGGGGCGACGGAATTGACACCGGAGTTACTGAGCGACCGCCAGAAGCATTAACGCCAGCATGACCGCCCTCACCAACGTCCTCTACCCGCACTTTCAGCGCCGCCCGCAGACCTACGGCGACATGACGCTCGCCGCGCTGAACTGCGAGGGGTGGACGTTCATCGGCTCGTCAAGTGAGCCCGGCCATTGGGACTACCTGCTGACCCGGGCCGCCGTGGCCGAGATGCGGCAAGCCCGGGACGCTGGCGTGATCGCAACGGGGCAGAAGCGGGTCGGCGGGCAGTTCGAGTTGAAGGCGAGGGTGGTGGGATGAGCCAGGATCTAGGTCAGTTCCAAATCCGCACGACCCTTGTCGATGGACGCGAGGTCTACACGATCAACATCCCTGGCTCGGCCGTTCATGTCGGCGCACCGACCAGCGAGGAGACGGTCGCGATGGCGGAAGCGGTTGTGCAGAGGTGGAGCGTTCCTTGGCACCAAATCCCGCCACAGAGCGCGCTACAGGCCGGTCAAGCGCTTCCGGCGTCAGGAGAGACCGGGCAGGCGGCTCCGCGGGCTCAGGTGGCGAATTTGGGGGATGCGTAAAGATGCGAGGCTTTTGGAAAATCTTGCCGTTTCCAGTCTTAGTCTGGCTGGCTAGGCGGTATTGCGAAAAGATTAATCGGAATGGCGCGTTAGTCGTGCAGCCATTCCGACCAGGACCGATCATCTCGGTCGCTGATGAGCCCACATCATGACCCCCTACGACGCCTACACCGCCGGCTACCGCGCCGCGCTGTTTTGTCGCGGATACGCGCTGCTGCCTGCAACCTTGTCGGAGGCAGAAGGTGCCAAATGGCTCGACGGGTTTCTCAGGGGCGCGGCGGATCGCGCTGCACCAAAGCTGGAGCCGATCGTGGCGGCGGCGATTGCGAGTAGGAAGGAAGCGACACCATGAGCCTGATGTCTCAACTCTTTGGCGGCGACCCGTTCGACCACCCTCAAGCCGGCATCGATTGGCTGCTCGCGCCCGGCACCGATCGCCGGCATGTCGCACTGCCGCTGATGGCCGATGCGCTCAAGGCAGCCGGATACACGGTCATCCACGGCGAGATGAACGACGTCGCAGCGGACCATCTGCGCGCTCATGGATGGGTCGTGCATCGCAATTTCCTCCAAGCTCAGCAGGCGGCCGTTCGATCGCTCCGAGATCTGGGGTTCAAGATATTCGCGCCGCCAGCATCGCCGATCGTCGGGCTGCTCTGGCATCCCAAGCGCGGTGCATCTTCGGACAGGTTGGTGGCGCCGTGCGACATCGAAGGACACGTCGCCTACCGCAATATGGCCGATGGGACGGATCACGTCGTGACCGAGCGTGCTTGGCATAGGTGGCGGACTGAGGCGCGGGCGAGGGTGGTGTAAGTCGCCAAAACCCCGCGCGCGCGGCCTGCTCTGAAGCACCTCTGATAATTACCACTTGACATCGGCGAGGTCAATATGCCAGACGGTCATCTAGGGACGATCCATGCCGCAGGCTACTCCTGCCCGAAGGACCCCAGAAGCGAGCCTTCGCTTCCCGACGCTCGATTTGCGTCCACTGTCCAAGCCTCTGACTTGGAGACTGCCATCACCGATCCATGGTATGTCGCCCGTGTTCGCACGGGCGCTCGTGATGTGCGGCGGGCGCAGGATGCTCTGGCCGATCGCGGGTATGAGACGTTCTATCCTCGCTTCATTGAGCGCGACCGCCGCGGCGAGAGCGTAAAGCCTTACTTCGTGGGCTACTTATTTGTTTGCTGCCCTGGCGGCCTTTGGGGCGAAGCTGCTCGAGCACCTGGCGTTGTGTCGGTGCTGGGCAACCCTATGACAGGATTTGCGGCCGAAGCGCCTGGCGAGTTCATGCGGAAGTGGCGCGAGATATGTGGTCCATCTGGTGTGCACGATCCAATTCCAGCTCGCCGTGTCGTTGCCCGATTTGAGCCCAATGCGCCAGTCAGGATCACCGAGGGCCATTTGGCTGACGTGTTCGGCATCGTGAAGATGGACGAGGGCGATCGGGTCAAGGTGCTGATCCACATTCTCGGCGGCGAGCATGTGGTCGGGATGTCGAAGCAGATGGTGCGGGCGGCTTAGAGGGTTGTGTCCGCAAAGGGCTATTAGCGGACGTAATATGCCGTTGTTACCACGTCTTAACCGGAATGCCTTATATGCCTAAGCGCCCCGCAACTTCTGGAACTCGCAAGGGCAACGGCGCTGGCTGGGGCGGTGGTGCAAAAGGTGAGGGATCGAAGGCGGTCCTGCATCCCGAGTTCGAGCGTGGCAACCAAGAGGCTATCGGCAACGGCCCTGATCGGGTCGCCGCTCGAGCGACGCGTGAAAGCATGATGATGGTCTACGAGCGCATCGCGGCCGATGAGAACGCGCCCGCGGTCGCGCAGATCATGGCTGCTGAGAAGTGGCTTGACCGCACTGAAGGCAAATCCATTGCGCGCAACCTGAACGTCAACACGGATGAGCTCGACGCACTCGATGACGCCGCTCTCACCGAGCGACAGGCAGAACTTGAAGCGCGACTACGTGCGGCTGCTGCAGGAGCAGGAACGCCGCTTGGTTCGTCGGGATCTGGGCGCGTGGTCAACTAAAGCCCTCGTGCCGCAGGGGCAGAAGCCCGCGGCGCATCATTGGCTCCTCATCCGAGAGCTTGAATTAGTCGCTGCCGGCGTCACGCCGAAGTTGATGGTGCTGATGCCGCCGGGCAGCGCCAAGACGACCTACGGAAGCTACCTGTTTCCTCCGTGGGCTATGATCCCAGGCGGCCTCAAGGTAATTGCCGCTTCGCATACGATCGATCGCGCTGCCTACGTCTCCAAACAGGTGCAGCGGTACATCCGCGATAACCGCCGCGATCTGGGCTACGGTCTACGCAATGACGCTGTCGAGCAATGGGCAACCACGAACGACGGTGAGTATCTGGCGGCTGGCGTAGGCATGGCCATCGCCGGCTTCCGAGCTGATCTGGGCATGATCGACGACCCGGTTAAAGGCCAGGAAGCGGCTGATAGCCCAGCGATGCAGCAGAAGGTCTGGGACTGGTACTGGGGCGACTTCTTTACCCGCTTGAAGCCCGGCGCTCGTCAAATTCTGATCATGACCCGATGGGCCGAAGGCGATCTGGGCGGCCGGCTTGAGGAAGCCGAAGGCGATGAGTGGAAGATCGTCAGGTTGCCCGCCATTGCTGGCGCCAACGATCCGTTAGGCCGGACGCCTGGCGAGTTCCTTTGGGCCGATGACGAGTATGGGTTCGGCGCCAAGCTCAAAGCTGACCATGCGAGCTACACGAAGGCTGGACGCACCCGGCAATGGTCGGCGCTTTACCAGCAGCAGCCATCGCCTGAGAGCGGGAACTACTTTCTCAAGGAGTGGATCAAGCCCTCGCCAATTCCGCCCCGTGCTGGGCTGAAGGTCTTTGGTGCGTCCGACTACGCTGTGACGGCCGATGGTGGCGACTACACCGTTCACGTCGTCTTGGGCATTGATGCTGATGGTCGGCTTTATCTGCTGGATCTCTGGCGCGGGCAAACAGCTTCCGACCAATGGGTCGAAGCGTTTTGCGATCTGGTTATCCAGTGGAAGCCGATGGGCTGGGCCGAAGAAACCGGTCAGATTCGCGCCGGCATAGGACCATTCCTGGACCGCCGATGCCGTGAGCGGCGCGCGTTCGTAGCCCGAACCCAGTTCCCCACTCGTGGCGACAAGGCGGTCAGAGCTCAGTCGATCCGAGGGCGCATGGCGCTGAGCGGACTTCTCATCCCGCCTGATGCGCCGTGGCGATTGGATTTCGAGGCCGAGATGATGGGCTTTCCGGCCGGCAAGCATGACGACCAAGTCGACGCGCTGGGCTTGGTGGGGCAACTGCTCGACGTGATGGTGCCGCCCTCGCGGCCTAAGCCGGCGGCCCCGACCGCGCCAAGCGATTATCGCTCCAACCGCATACCCCGTGCGTCCAGAGATTGGCGCGTAGGATAGGAGGCTGAATTTGTCCGGTAGTCTCCAAGACGCCCCGGCGTCTATCGACGCTGGACTGAATACGCATCCCGAGACCAACGTTTTAGCCCCGCCGCCCGTCACCTCGCTTCCGACTATTCCGCGCGCTCGCAAGGCGCCGCGCCCGAAAACGCCAGAGCGTGAGTGGAGCGGCGACCGAGACGAGTTGCTGACGGATCTCTGCCGCAAGTTTGAAGCGCACGAGATGACGTGTGCGCCCGCTCGCCGTCTGTCCGAGCGCGACCGCGACTATTACGACAATAAGCAACACACCCCCGAGCAGCTTCGTATCCTGAACGAGCGCGGGCAGCCGGCGATCGTCGACAACTTCATTAAGGAAAAGGTCAACTACCAGCTCGGCGCCGAGCGTCGTCTGCGGTCTGATCCAAAGGCTTATCCGCGCACGCCGGCACAAGAGCCGCACGCGGATGCAGCAACGCAGATGATCCGCTACATCGCCGACGACAATGTGTTCAACCGCATCCGCTCGAGCGTCTGGCAGAACATCGTCATAGAGGGCACTGGCGGCGTCGAGATCGTCGTCGAAGATTCCGGCGACGGCACAATGGCAGTTCGCGGGCATCAAATCCCGTTTGATCGGCTTTGGTGGGACGAATACTCGTCAGACCTCGATTTCCACGATGCGCGCCATCTCGGCACGGTGCTGTGGGGAGATCGATCGCAGTTCCTCGACCTTTTCCCTGGCAAGGGAGACGTGCTCGAGCTGACACTCGGCGTCAACCAAGAGTGGGGCTACGACTTCAACGACAAGCCCTGGTGGTCACCTTGGGTCGACAGCAAGCGGACCCGTGTTCGCATCGTGACGTGCCATTGGCAGCACGACGGCGACTGGTGGACGGCGATCTACACCAAAGGCGGCTTCCTGCACGGTCCGGTCATCAGTCCTTACGTTGATCGCCGAGGGCAGACATGCTGCCCGCTGCTCATGCGGTCCGGCAACATCGACCGTCAGAACAACCGATATGGCCTGGTTCGCGACCTGATCGACCTTCAGGATGAGGTGAACGCCCGCCGCTCCAAGCTGATGCACCTGCTGAACACCCGCCGGATCATCGCAGAGGAAGGCGCGGTTCGGGACATGGACGAAACGCGCTATGAGGTGCAGCGCGCAGATGGTGCCGTGCTCATCAACCCTGGCTTTAAGTTCGACATCGACCAAAACACCGACCTGAGCACCGGGCAGTTCCAACTCCTGCAGCACACGATCGGGCGCCTCCAAGGCCACGGGCCGAACGCGTCGATGACGGGCAAAGACTCTCGCGAGCTATCAGGTCGCGCGATCTCCCTGCAGCAGGCTGGCGGCGCTGTTGAGCAGGAGAGCGACCTTGACGGGCTGCGTCTCTGGTCTCGCCGGGTTTACGAAGCTTTCTGGATGCGGACACGCCAGTTCGTGACAGATGCTCAGGCAATACGGGTCATGGATCGCCCAGACGAGCTACGCTTCGTGCACATCAATGCGCCGGTGACGTTTGGTGAGGCGCTGGCTCAGCTGCCGCCGGACCAACAGGCGTTTCAGGCGCAGCGCTATCGCATTCAGCCGAACGACCCACGACTGAACCAGATCGTGGCTTACAAGAACGACATCGGCGACCTCGACATGGAGATTACGGTCGAGGAAGGCGCAGACGTCCCGACAATGGCGTTTGAGCAGTTCAACGCGCTCGTGCAGCTTGCGCAAGCATTGCCGCCTGGCACGATTCCGCCGGAGATCATCATCCAAGCATCCGCGCTGCGGAACAAGGATCAAATCCTCCAGCAACTCAAGGATCATCAGCAGCAGATGGGCGCACAGCAAGCGCAGCAGGCCGCTCTGGCTCAGGCTACGGCCAAGGCCAATCTGGACAAGACGACGGCTCAGGCTGGCTTGCTGCAAGCGTCTGCCCAGGACAAGCAGGCGCAGGCTACCGAGCGCATGCACGGCATAGCTCAGGATCATGCAGAGGCACAGCACACGCCAATCTGGCAGGGTGTTGGTCCCATCACGCCAGATGCAAGCCCGCTACTGCCGCAGAATCAGCCGGCGCCGCCCATAGGTGGGCCACTCGTTTAGAGGTTGGCCATGGCTCAGACGCAGAACGATAACATCTATCTGCCGCTTCCAATTGTCATAACGGGCTCCAGCGTCGCGCCAGATCAGTCGTCTTCTCCGGCCTCGCCACCACTCGTCTCTACGCAAACGAGCAGCATGGCGTCATCGCTGATTATCAAGAGCAGCCCCGGCATGCTTTACACATGCTACGCGACAACCAGCACGTCCTCCGGCTATCTTATGCTTTTTGATGCTGTTGCCCCGCCCGATGACGGTGCAGTCACGCCGATTGAAGTGATCTATTGCAGCGCGAGTTCGACGTCGGGGGTGGACCAGCGCGACACGCCGCAGGCTTATTCGGTCGGCATCGTCGCCGCCTTCAGTTCAACCGGTCCGTTCGTCAAGACGACCACTTCTAATGGCGCGTTCTTGCGTGGAGTTGCCGCGTAATGGCAGCTTTCTCCACAGGCCAGCGGGTTGCGGTCCAGCCAGTTTCGCAGTCCGGCCCTTGGTCAATGTCTGGGGCTGTTGCCGCTACGCAAAGCGGTTCCTGGGTTGTGGGGCTCGCCGCTGGGACATCGGTTAGCATAGGCAATCTGCCCGCTACTCAGACGGTAGCCGGTTCAGTGTCAGTGTCCAATCTCCCTGCGGTGCAGCCCGTATCGCTTAGTGGCCAGTCAGTTGCGGCGACACAATCCGGTCCGTGGTCGGTATCAGTATCAGGGACGGCTACGGTAGCTGGCGCAGTCTCAATCTCGAATTTCCCCGCGACGCAGCCGGTATCTTGGACAGGGCAAAGCATCGCGGCGACTCAAAGCGGCCCTTGGTCCATTTCAGTTTCCGGCACTGCGACCATCGCTGGTGCTGTATCCATCACAAACCTTCCGGCGACGCAGGCGGTCACGCAAAGCGGGACTTGGTCAGTCTCAGTCGCAAACCAGCCTACAGTTCAAGCTGTGTCCCTTACTGGCCAGAGCGTTGCGGCCACGCAGTCTGGAACATGGGCCGTCTCGGTAAGCAACTTGCCTTCGACGCAGGCGGTGTCGGGTTCGGTATCGATTGCTAACCTGCCCGCCACACAGCCCGTTTCTGGCTCGGTATCGGTCGCTAATTTCCCAGCAACCCAGCCTGTGACGTTCTCAGGGCAATCTGTAGTCGCCACGCAATCTGGCGCGTGGTCAGTCTCAGTTGCTGGGTCAACGACGATTCAGGGCGGCAATTCCACCGCTGTGTATGTACGCGAGCCAAGCATTCGGTCTGTTGGCGCGCTCGGACTGGCAGGATCGGCCGGCGTCATCGTCGCGGCCACAGTCGCGGGCGGCATGATCTTCACGTTCGCTGATGGATCAACCATGCCGGTCTATGCGCCTCTTGGGACGACAGTGTTCCGCATGGTGCCGACATCAATCGCAGCAGGTGCCATCGGCAGCTTGTTGGCGGCGACGATCAACTCGAGCAAGTCCTTCAGCGAAAGCTGATCCCAATCCCGCCAGCGCGGGCCGCTTTACTCCGCTCCATCAGGGTCAAGATAGTCAGCAAGTTTCAACCATCCTCCCACATAGACCATTTCATTGTTTGGTAGGGTGATGCTCAAGCTTTCCGGCGCATTCCAGTAAGAATCCCGCAAGAACTTAGCAACGGTTAGCATTTTTATTTGCGATATGACCGGTGGCGTCCACCAGTCATCAACAGTCGTAAACTCAAACTTGGTTTTCATAGCAACCTCGCTCTGAGCCTTAGTGGTTCGCTAGGTAGCTTAACACAAACCCGCCCGCGCCGGGTTATGCGCGTGCCGCCCCCGTCGAGCGCATCGACGTGCAGGCTTTGTCAGGGCCGTCAACCAGACAGGATAGCAGATCACTATGCCGAAATCAGTTGAAGAACTCTTCGACGGCGCTGACCAATCGCCGCAGCAAGAAGCAGCCGAGATTGCTCCTGAAGTAGCTTCTCCGCCTGCCGATGCTTCGGCCGAAACGACAGCGTCACCGGCGCCCAATGCGCAGGAAGCCGAAGGCAAGCAGCCTGACGCGCCTGTGGGCAAGGAAGAGGGAGCCCCGCCGGCCCCCGAGGACAACGATGGGCGTGATCCTGCTTTTGGTAGGCTCCGGAAGGAGCGGAACGACTATCGGGAACAGCTCAGCACCGAGAAGGTCGAGAAGGCTCGTTTGGAAGAGCGTTATAAGGCGCTCGAAGAACGGCTGAAGGCCATGGAAGCGCAGCCCCAGCCGCCCCAGCAACAGAAGGAGGTTTCGCCTCCCAATCCTGTCGCAGCGGCGGTCCAGCAGGCTGCGCTCATGACCCACCTCAACCTGACCGAGGAGACGCTGCGCGAGAAGGAAGGCGATGAGGCAGTCGATGCCGCAATCGCGACCTTCAAGCAAATGCGAGAGCAGAATCCGGCGCTGCAGCAGCAGTTTCTGAGCCAACGCAATCCATACAAGTGGATGTTCGCCGAGGTGAAGAAGCGTCAAGCTCAGGCTGAAATCGGCGATGATCCAGCGGCCTATAAAGCCAAGATCGAAGCCGACGCCAAGGCCAAGCTTGAAGCTGAAATCCGCGCTCAGATCGCCGCCGAAGCTCAACAGGCACCCGAGACATCGCCTGCTCGCCCGAACCTGCCGCCCTCACTGGGGAAGGTCCCCAATGCTGGCGCTCGAGGCGTCACATACACCGGACCAGCCCCTATCGAAGCTCTCTGGGACTAAGTCCCGCGATAGGAACAAACGGCAATGTCTGCTCCAGATCCAATGAACCTCTCTCCTGAGAACCCGAACCAGGTTCCTCAGATCTACTCGGACAAGTTCTATGAGGAGTTTGTCCGAGAGAACGCCTTCAAGCCCTACATCGGTAGCGGCCCTGGCTCCATCATTCAGGTTCGCGAGGACCTGACCCGTCGCCCCGGCGACCGCCTGCAGTTCAACTTCATGCCCCGCCTCGTCGGCGCCGGCGTGCGTGGCCACCAAGTCCTGCGCGGCAACGAAGAGCTGCTGACCAGCCGCGGCATGTTCGTGCTCGTCAACTACATCCGCCACGCGGTTGCGGTCGACAAGTGGACGATGAAGAAGAGCATCGTCGACATCATGGCGGCGTCGAAGCCCTCGCTCAAGAACTGGGCGAATGAGCTTTTCCGCGCCGACATCATCTCTGCGCTGCAGAACGTCAACGGCGTGCCGTTCCTCGTCGCCACTGGCACCCAGCAGAACCAGTGGTTGGCCGATAACGCCGACCGGGTGCAGTTCGGCAGCAAGCAGAGCAATGCCTCGTCCGGCAACGTTGCGACCGCGCTAAACACGCTCACGGGCACGATCACCTACCAGAGCAATGGCTTCATCGACCCGAACAACGACGGCGGCCGTATGACCCGCCGGGCGCTCGGGTTGGCGAAGCGCCGCGCTCAGCATGCCCACCCGCGCATCCGTCCTGTACAGGTCAAGGGCGGTGGCCAGGAATGGTTCGTGGCCTTCCTCGGGTCCGGCTCCTTCCGCGATCTCTACAACGATCCGGAGATGCGCCAGGATCTCGAGCTTGCGGCCGAGCGCGGCAAGAATAACCCGCTCTTCACCGGTGGCGACTTGATCACTCAGGGCATCATCGTGAAGGAGGAATACGAGTTCGCAGGCTTCCCGAACACGGCCAACACGCCGGTGCAGATCGAGCAGAACGTCCTCTGTGGCGCTCAGGCCCTCGGTTACGCGATCGGCCAGCGGTTCGAGTTCACGAAGGACACCTACGACTACGGGTTCGAGAACGGCATCGGCGTCGAGGAAATCCGCGGCCTCGATAAGCTTCGGTTCTCCCGCAACACTGACCTCACGCAGCAGGCCGTCAACCTCGTCGACCATGGCGTTTACACCATGTTCAACGCGGCGCCGGCTGACGCCTAACACTTAGGAACCTCATGCCGGCCTTCGTAGCCAAGCCAGTTACGGTCGAAGCTTTCCAGTGGCGCGGCGTGTATGCGGACCTTCCGCATCACGCAGCCCGCATCGTCGAGTTGCAAGGGTATCGTCCGCCCATCGTGCATATCGGCGACGGGACGAAGGTTCCGATGGAAGAAGGCTCGTGGTTGATCATCGGTACCGATGGCCGGCCTGAGGTTCTGACGAATGGCGCGTTCGAGCGCCGCTATGAACCCGCAGCTGCGAAGGAAGCGCCCGAAAGGCCGCTCCTCCGGCTGAACACCAAGGAAAGGGTAAAAGCATGAGCGACACACCCAATACGGAAGTCGTCCTTCAAGGCGAAAAGCAGGAGCATGGCGTCCAGGTCGTGCTGACCCGCAAGGCGTCGGCATATGCTCGAGGCGGCGTTCACGCCTCGATGGCCGAGAACCTGATGGGCAAGCGGGCTCTTGAGGCTAGCGGCGAGCAGGCCGATGGTCATAGCCTCGACGGCACCAGCGTGACAGGCAAGCGTCAGCCCGACGATGTGCTGGCAGACGTGACGAACGATGCGTCTGGTCCGGCCACCGGCGCCAGGATCGCCGAGGGCAAGGAGGGCATCTACGGTGCCACTGGCCTTGGCGGCACCACGCATACGCCGGCCCCGGATAACTCGGGCGGCCCGGCTGCTGCGCCGACTGCTGCGCCCGCTGCTCCGGCTTCTGCTGCAAAGCCCGCGGCATGAAGAAGCCTGTAAAGAAGGGCGGCAAGGGCAAGGGGAAGTAGTTTCCTTTGCCCGTCACCGTCCCGCAACTCGCCGCACGCACTCTGCGCCGCTTGGGCTTTTCCCTGGTTGCGCAGAGTGACAGGTCGCCACTAGGCGCCCCGTCGACTGCGGCGGATGTGGCGGCAATGGTCCTGCGCGATCGTGGCATTCCAGTAGCCGAGATGGACCGGCCAGCTTCGATTGCGCCGGTAAACGCAGTCAGCGTTGGCGCTTCGGCTTGGCGGTTGCTCGGGATTGGGCGTGCCAGCATCGAAGGCCTCGGCGTTGTCACGACGGCCGACATCATCAATCGCGCACTGCGCTTGGTGAATGTGAATGCCTCCGACATCGTGTTCGGTTATTCCACCGGTCAGACATTCCCGCTGACGGATATCGGCGATGCGGCGCTGCGCAAACTCGAGGTTGTAGCCTCGGACGAGACGCCGTCGACCGACGACCACAACGAAGCGGCCCGAGTTGCATTCTCGGTGCACGAAGCTCTTGTGGCCGATGGAATCGCCTACTGGCCGCCTAGCGCGGTACCCTATGCGGCGTTTGAGAACTTGGTCATAATGACGGCCAATCAACTCGCGCCCTACTTCGGTCGTCCGTCGTCCCCTGAGAACTATCAAGCGGCGATGGAAATGATCGTCAAGCATGCGCTGAACGGTCAGACGGCGATCGATCGCGCGCAGGCCACACTGACCGCGGTCCATGGCGACTTGACGGGCCGCGGCTTCATTGATTGGCCGCTGAACGCGATCCCGGCCGGCACGCTCGAGAGCTACGTGACGATGGTCGCCAATCGCATGGGGCCAGTCTACGGCAAGGCCCGTGACGACGACCAATATGCTACCGCAGAAATGCAGGTTAGGCGCTTTGCGCTATCGGCATCGTTCGGCGACGGCATTGCAGCCCAGAAGGTCGGTGAGGTGCACGATGCGCTGAACGCTTTAGGGTTGGTCTCTTGGCCCACAAGCGCAATCCCAACTGCCTATGCCAACGATTACGCCGTCATGGCCTCGACGCTCCTGGCGCCGTTTGCCGGCCTGCAGCGCGATGCACAAGGTCGCCAAGTAGACGCGGCCATGTGGGATGCCGCCGCGGCTCACGTTAAGCGTGGAGCGATGATCGCAGGCATGCAGGAGCGTGCACTGATCAAGGTGCAGGCTGTCCATAACGAAATGCTGGCCATGGGGCTGGTGAGTTGGACGCTTGATGCGATCCCGGCATCCATGGCCGACGCTTACGCCGAAGCTGCAACGGCGCTCATGGGCGCGGAAAGCGGAGAGCTCGACCCGAAAGCCCAGCAGGCTGCTTACTCGCGGATTCGCATGGTCGCGATGAACGGTCCAGCAGGGCAGGCGCTTGCCGAGGAAAAAGTCCGCGAGACACATTTCGAGTGGGCGGGGCGCGGCAAGGTTCAATGGACCCTGTTCAACATCCCTCGGTATGCCGAGCGGCTTTATGTGGACAAGGCGGCATCGCTACTCGCACCTGAGATGGCTGCGTCGAACGCGCTAGCACCTGAAGTTAACGTGGCCGAGTTCATGCAACTTGCGGTCGCAGCCGAACGGTCATTGGCGCAGATCACGATGGTGCCAAGCAATGGTCGGCCGGTGGCGGGGGTATATTTCTAATGGCCCTCTTCAACGTCGCCGCCCCCGTCAATGCACTCAACCCGGTTCGCACGCTGGCGTGGAATGCCACGATGCGCGCTGGCGATGACATCAAGGTAGCGTTCACGCTGCTCGACGACGACTGCGAAACGCCGATCAACGTTCGTAGCGCCAATGCGCAACTGAGCCTCTACCATATGGATGAGGGGCGTGGACGCTGGGACTATGGCATCAGCCATGGGGGCTGGTGCGATGGCCCTTATGGTCATGCTGCGGCAATCGTGCCCGGAGTGGTTCAGAACGATGCGGTTGAGGGTAGGGGGAGGATCAATTTCTTCCTGCCAGCCTCGCTAAGCGTTGGCCTATGGGAGGGACGCTACCGCGCGTTCATTGCCGTCGACCAGCCATACGGGGTGTCGACCGAAATAGAAGGCATGATCCAAGTTCGTGCCAACGCTAAAAACACGCTCGGCAACGCGCCGCGAGAGTATTTACGCATCGGGATCAGCCGACTTGGTGAGGCGCTTATCCCCCCACAGGTTATCGCTGGCCTACCTTCCGACGCCGATGGTTTCCCGCTTCGGCAACTGATCCCGGTTCCGCCCATCGTGCCCGTGATCCCCAGCGCTTCGACCGCAGTGCTTGGTCAATGCGTTCTGGGGCAAATGGTGCTTGGGTCTGGTGGTGGTCAAAGCCAGGCGGTGATGCCCTTGAGCTCGACTACAGCGCTCGTCGGTCAATGCGTGGTTGGGCAAATAATTCTGGGATCTAGCGGCACGCCGACAGGTTCGACCACAGCGCCGGGCGGCTCAATTGGAATGGGAATCTTCTAATGGCCGTGCAACCCTACGATAGCCTGAGCGATGGGCAATTGCTGAGCGCCCCGGAATGGGAAGCTTTGTTTGACGCGGCAGCTGCTGCCGGGACGGCCGGAGCAGTTGCTAGCATCTCTGCCCAGGTATCTGCGTTAACCGCGAGCAATGCGGCCAACACCCAAGCCATCGCCGCCTTGGCTCCGATTGCCAGCCCAGCACTAACTGGAGCCCCCACGGTTCCGACGCCCGCGTTCAGCGCTGTTGCGAACGAAATCGCTAATGCTCAGTTCGTTCGTGACGTTACTGGCGGGACGTTGTCGCTCAGCGTCACGGGCAATCGCACACTGTCGACCGTCGAAGCCGGCGGCTACGCTAATTTCGTGGTGGCAGGCGCGACGACCGGCGCGTCTCTGTTTCTGTTTCCCGATGGTTGGGCAGGACGCTGGACGATCCAGAACAACACCAACAATGCTCTGATCCCGCGAATGACGGCCGGCGGTGCGTCGGTGACAATTCAGCCGGGCAGAGCTCAGACGGTGTTCAGCTCGGGCTCTGCCGTCTATTCGGCGCAGAACGATTTCGACAGCATCGCCATCACGGGCAACTCCTCAGTTCCGACGGCTCCGGCGAGCGACAACTCGTTCAAGCCGGCCTCGACGCAGTTTGTGGCAGTAGCGATTTCAGACGAATCGTTTGCGCGCACTCAAGCGATTACCGCTCTCTCGGATAGCACTGCCGCAGGATACACTAAGGCTGGCTACTCGACGGCTCAGATGACGTCACAGAGCTACCGGCCTGCCGACAACGTCGGGGTGCTCAACCTGCTGAGCTTCAATACGGGACCGCAGGCTGGCGTAGTCAAGGTAGATGCGCATGTCGTTGTGGCCACTGCGCTGCCATCTCAGTGCGTGCATCAGATCTACATCAACAGTAACCTGCTATGGAGTGGCGGTTCCTCCGGCAGCCAAAGCGGCACCGCGACAGCGCATATTCCGGCCAACACGACGTGCACGGTGCAGCAGGTATTATCGCCAGGAAACTCGAACGGCGGAACCTATACGTTCGTCCTGACTGGCGTGTCAGTCGTTTTCGTGAGTGGCGGATCGTGAACTTGTATTACGCACTACTGGACAACGATGGATCTGGGCGCCTCGCACACCTATTCAGCTTCATCAATGTTCCTGACGATACGGAAGTGCCGTCTGGCGCGGTGACGTTGACTGCGGATCAGTATCTCGACTGGCGTGCTAACCCAGACACGCGAGCATATGTCAACGGCGTTCTTGCTGTCATATCCGCTCCCGCGCTGCGGGTAATCACGGGGGCCGAGTTCCTGGCCTTGTGGTTGCCTGCTGAAATTGCGGCAGGTATCGCGGCAGATCCTCGTTTGCTCGCCGGGGCTTTCAAAGCGATGGCACAAAACAGCGTCAATCTGGATAGTCCCGAACTAGCTTCCTTGCTCTCGCTGGCCGTAAGCAAAGGTGTCCTGACGACGCAGCGCGCGGCGCAGATCACTGCCGGCATCGCGCCTACCCCTTAATGTCTGGCACGCAAGCTCCGACGATGCGTCCGGTGCGCTTTGCCACGATGGCAGGGCAGGGCGATGCTCATAGCGGCAGCCAAGAACGTTTGGTTAATTTATTCGCCGAGCCCGCGCCGGCCGGTTCAACGTCGGACGTTGTCTTGCGGAATACGCCGGGCCTATACCTGTCCTTCGCAGTTGGGACAGGGCCAGTTCATCTGGTCACGAACGACACGCCGACCGCGACCTACATCGTCAGCGGCTCGAGCCTCTACCGTCGCACTGCTCCCAATGGCGTGCAAACCATCATTGCTATGGGTGACATTGGAGCTCCAGCTTCAACTGGCGTAAATGCGACACCGTTCAACTACACCTCTGCAGAAAACACCGATTTCGTCGTAGTTTGCTCGCCGCCGAATGCTTACGCAGCCAAGCTGACTGATCTAGCGGTCCACAAGATCACAGCAACTGACCAGGGGATCATCCCAGGCATCAGCAGCGTTGCCTACGTCGGCGGTTATTTCGTTTTCACCGTGCCAGATAGCAGTCAGTTCTTCGTATCCGCTGCGCTTGATCCGAACACGTACGATGCACTCGACTTTGCCACAGCCGACACCGCTGCCAACATCCTGTTACGTGCTGTATCTCATCTCGACCGTTTGTGGCTTCTGGGCCAGAATGGTGTGGAGATTTGGACATTAAGCGGAAACGACTTTCCATTCATACTCGATGCTGGCGGCTATATTCCCTACGGCGTGGCTAGTGCGACTTCCATATCCATCGCTGACAACTCGATATTCTTCCTTTCGACCACGTCGGCCGTCATGCGAACGGTTGGATACAAGGTTCAGCGGGTCAGCACCGATGCGATCGAAGCGCAGATCAGGGATTATCTGTTAATCGGCACAGCGAGTGTTTCGGGCGCCGCAGTTCGAGGAATCTCATTCTCAATCGAAGGCAAAGAGTTCTATGCCCTAACGCTGCAATGGCCAGGCAATCCCGGCCGCACTTGGGTGTTCAACTGCGCCACTACGATCTGGCATGAGCAGAGCACCAGTCCGAATGGCGTCGGCCGCTGGCGGGTGAACTGTGGCGCTGGCGGCCTGCTGGGCGACGCATATTCGGGCGCAGTTTATGCGCTCTCTGATTCTACCCCGAACGATGGCGGATCTGATGCCGCGCGCATCGCGGTGTCGTCGCCGGTATGGAACAACACGGCGCTCGTGTTTCAAAGCCGATTTGAAATCGATTGCGAGCGAGGCAGTTCCACTCCAGTTCAACTCGATTGGTCAGACGATGACGGCGTGACGTGGAAGGGTGGCCGGCAACTTTCGCTTCAGGCGCGCCGGTCAGTTGCGACCCGAATGGGTAGCTTTCGCAAGCGAACCTACCGGCTGACGTTTCCGAGCGTGCACATGCGGGTTTATGGGGCTTACGCGCTCGCTTCAGGGGGTGATCAGTGACGACAAGCGCCTTACCTGCCCAAGCGGCTATTCTCGATGAGAACGGGCAGATTTCTCAGCCATGGCGCCAGTTCATGCGCGGCCTGGATGGAGATCAGTCGCAGATCGGCGATTACGTGCAGTCATTGCGAACCGACCTCGATGGAGGGTGGATGCTCTGCGATGGCAGCGAGGTTAGCCAGACGACATACGCGACGCTCTATAAGCTGATGGCCGGTCAGGCGACGCCCGGCAATGGGCCAAATACCTTCCTGCTGCCGAAGATCGATCCGGTCTATGATCCCGCGCATCCTGCGCCGAACGGGCCGCCACTGTTGCAGACATGGGTGAAGGCGCTTTGAGCAATTTCAAGCTTATTGCTCAAGGCGTCGACGTTTCGGCCCTAGCCGCCGAGCTTCAAGCCCAGCCTGACCTATGGAACAGCTATCAGTACCGCACTCAGGCCCCGGATAGCCCGCACCATGGCGTCGATGACATCTGGGTGCGCTGGCGTTCAAAGGACGACGAGGGCAGCCCGGTCGATCCGCACTTCGCCGTTGATTGGCCTGCTTGGCATGCGCTGCCGGCTCTACACCCGATCGTGCGGAACCTCTCGCATGTGGTCGACGCTCGCTTTCGCGGCGGCATCCTCATCACGCAAACGCCGCCCGGTGGCGAGGTCAAGACGCACATTGACCACGGCTGGCACGCTGAGTTCTTCACCACGAAGCTTTATCTAGTCCTGTGGTCTAATCCGAGGTGCTTCATCCATTGCGATGGAGAAGAGATGAGTTGCCGTGCGGGAGATGTTCTCTCCTATCCGAACAACGTACCGCATGGCGTCCGCAACGAGGGCGCTACGCCGCACTGTAACGCCATCATTTGTTTTCGAGGGGAGGGGTGATGCCCGATACCATTCCGCCGCTCCGCGTTCTCGACGATCAGCCGATCCATACGGATCTGAAGATGTGCGATGGCCTATTCTGTAAAATCATGACGTTCGCCGCCGGGTCTTTCATTCCCCAGCATAGCCACGACACAGCGCATCTGTCGGTCATCGCAACCGGGGCAGTGCGAGCCTGGAAAGATGGGGTGTTCCTCGGTGAGTTCCGCGCGCCCACCGGCATCACCATTGAGGCGCACGCCAAGCATATGTTTGAAGCCATTGAGACCAACACGCTGATCCTGTGCGTGCATCGGGTCGATGATGGCGACGAGCCGCATGTGCATGAGCAGCACGAAGTCGAGACGATATGATGCCGGTTGGAGCGGCCTTGGCGGCAGCGGCCCCTGCTATTATTGGCGGCGTGGCTAGCTCAGCAGCCGGAGCGCTTGTAAGCGGCGCACTGCAAGGCGGCTCCGTCGATAGCGCAGCCTCGCAGGCAAGTGGGATTTCCAAGCAAGCTATTGAGCAGGCGACGACGAACTCGCAACCGTTCATCACGGCCGGAACCGGTGCGGTTGGCGCGCTCGGCAACGCGCTTGGCCTCAATGGTGCTGACGGCAATGCTGCGGCGGTATCCGATTTCCAAGCCTCGCCGGGCTATCAATACAGCGTTGATCAGGGCTTGCGGACCGTTGATAGCGGTGCCGCGGCACGAGGCATGCTGCGGTCTGGCGCGACGCTGAAGGCTGAACAGACACTCGGTAACAACCTAGCGAACCAAGATTACGGGAACTATCTCACACGTCTTAACCAATTGGGCACGCTAGGCAACAACGCGGCGACCAGCCTCAACGGCGTTATCAGCGGTCAGTCGACCAACCAGCAGGGCATCATTACCGGCGCCGGATCGCAGGATGCTTCGATCTACGGCAATGTAGCGGGCGGCGTCACTAGCGCGATCAAGAGCATCCCGACGAACGGCTTATTCAGTTCTGGCACAACGGGGACAAGCTTCGGAACCAATGGCGGGACCGATGTGAACGCGTTTAGCGGCGCTGGGACAACCTTCTGATGGGGCAATTTTTCGACCCAGTGCAGCTTCCGGATTGGACGCGCATCAACTCACTGTTCAGCCCGGATAACGTCCAGATCGGGCATAATCAGGCGCTGGCATCCGACAACGCGCCCGCGCTCGCTGCAGCGAATGTGCAGATTGCACAGAACACAGGCGCATCAGGTTCCCAGGACCTCGTCGACCGCGCCACGTTGCGGGA